GTCCCAACGGTCAATCTCATCGCCGTAGATGAATCGTGCGGCCAGCTCTGCAAGGTTAGAGGCCGAGCCAGCCGTGGTGGCATACAGCGTACCGCCTTCGAACTCCTTGGTGTCCATGGTGTTGCGTGCATCCCGTGAACGGGAGGTTGCCACTCGCGCTTTCAGCTCTGGCGTAGCGGCGATGGTCTTCCCGATTCGTGCTGACACCCGCTTGGCCAGGGCGAGGCTTGGCAGCAACGTCAGGATGTTCGAGGGAGACATATGGATCAGCGCCCCAATCCAATTCAAGGCGATCTGAGTTTTCATCAGCTGCGAGGCGACCATGGTTATGACGCGCTTGCAGGGATGCGCTGGTGAAAGGCAGCGCATAGGTTCACGGGCATATGGCGTCCGCGCCGTGCGGTATTTGCCGGGCTCGGCTGCACCAGTATCACGCGGGATGCGCATGTACTCGTCAGCCCATTCGTCCACCCACAATTCGGGGTCGGGCTTTAGCCCACGGCCATACGCTTCGCAGTACACCTTGGCACCGTCCGCATATCCGGTGGGCATAGGCTCAGCTCTGTGTCATGGCTTGTTCAAGATCGGCGTCGCTCATCTTCGCCGCGTCTTCGAAGACTTGGCGAAAAGCGCCGTTGAGGTGCTTTTCGATTTCCCAAGAATCGTTCATCCCGGTCAGCTCTGCAGCAAGCTGGGGTGCAAGGCCGAACACCAAGTCGCGAAGTGTGCGCCCAGCCGTAAAGGCTGCATCCTCCACAGACTTGCGCTCGACCAGGTTGCCTTGCACCTTTTTGAATTCGGCCTCCGCCAGTTGGGCGAGATAGAACTCGCGGTGTGCCCTCGCCTTCTGGAAATCCAACCCCTTGGCTGGTTGCTGAACCGCTGGCTGCACCGCAGGAGTGTCACTGAGCGGCAGGAGTTGGCTGCGGACATCTCGGTCAATTCGGTTCTCCTCATGCCGGGCCGTGACGGCCGCTTTGCTGGGGTCAGCCGACTCGGCTAGCAGCGCCTCTGTCGCCTCGACATCAACTTTGCCACCTTCGGTGAGCACCAGCCGATCCTGGCTGGCCAGCTTGGAAACATAGGATTTTGACCATCCGCGCCTGGCGGCGAATTCCGATTTCGTCAGGTATGTCATTGCTAAATGTCCAGTTCACCCAATGAATCCAAGGGGTTAACCAGTTCACCGCAGTTCACTAAGCTGGTGAACCTCCCGCTAACGAAGAACCGCGGGTTTCCTGCCCCGTACCCCGGCCATATCGCCAGGGTCCCCCGCCCCGCCGGGGCTGCCGGCCGGGTCATTGCCCCGGCTCGCCGGCCTGGGGCGGCGCCTGCTCCAGCCCCAGCCGCTTGGCGGCCCAGCGCATGTAGAGGTTGATCGCGACATCGGCGCCAGCCATCGCAGCCAAGCAACCAACCGCTGCTGCCGCCCATACCGAAACGCCGAGGGCGTACAGCAGCATGTTGGTCGAAAGACCGCAGGTCACGCAGGCACCAGAGCGCAACGCCAACCGGCGAATCAGCCCCCAACCGCGAGCGCCCGCCATATCCGCCCGCCACATCTCTCCCGAAACACCGCCGACCAAGGACAGCACGATCACCATCCAGATCGGCAGTTCGGCTAACGTTTGTTGCTCGCTGTTCATGTAAGCCTCATTGGCAAAGCACGGCGCCGGAAAAAGAAAACCCCGCCAGTTGGCAGGGTTCTCAATGCGCCGACATATCGGAGCGGGTCGCACAGCACAGTGCTTGTGGGGAAGCGCCTAAGCGCACTTTTCATATCGTGGCGTCTTTTTACATGCCATCGGAAAAACCGAAAAGAGGTCATTTTCGGTACTCCGTCTTGACGCTACTTCGACGCATCCTCAGCGCACACTCGGCGCATTGTGAACCGACGAACGGTATGTCGTCTGTTTGGCCCAGATCGAGCCATCAGGATGGCCAGCACCTGTAGGTGCAGTGACTTGATCCAGTTCCGATAGGTCCGGTCGGCACCCTCCGCCAGCCCGACCTCGCGCATTTGCTCACGGATGGTTGCCCCATGCAGATACCTGTAAGTGGCCAGTTTCGCCAGGATTGCCCCGCGCTTGTCACGGCGGTTTAACTCCGCAACTGCTGCATCAATCTCCGCTGCTGAATGATCCAAACCCGCTCCACTAATAAGTACCCTCGCCCCGGCAACTCCGCCACGAGGAGCTGCGCCCTTCCACTCCATGATGCTGCCCATCTGACTACCCAATCCGGCCTGATGCCCGAGGAGTGCCCGCTGCTCCCCCCAGTGCTGCATCAGCCCCTCAACCATTTGTAGGCGCTCGGCTTCGTCATTCATGAGTCTGCTCTCCCAAGATCCCCAACCCAACACAAAAAACCGCAACCCAACACAAACTCAACACAGTTAAAACTCAATAAATTCAGTGCCTTATCAATAGGTGTGTTGAGTGTGTTGGGTTTGTTGGGTTTTTTTGTCCTCGCATAGGTTTTTTTGTAGAGCCGTTGCGCCGAGAGAAATATTTCCCGCGCACGCGTGCGCGTGCGCAAACCCAACACACCCAACACAGAGGTACGGGAAGCCTTGAAATTCGGGGGTTCAACGTGTGTTGGGTTACACAAACCTACCCAACACAAACCCAACACACCCAACACAGGGGCATTTGGCTTCATGCAGCCACCCCCTTCACGTGCTCCCAAGCATCTACGTTCCACCCTGCAAGTTTCGCCTTGCTGCGCCAGGTGATAACGGCTTGCCCCAGCTCGGCCGCATTGAACGATGGGGGTAGGGAAGCATCGGAATCAGAGGGGAAGAAGAACGCGGCAAATCGACGGTTGTTTCCGTCCGTCCACGGAATCGAACGCGTCTTCTCGACCGTTGCGCTGAGCATCAGTGAGAACTTCGTCTGACTCATTGAGTGCTCTTTGTTACGCGAACACCATTCAATGAACAACGCGTACAAATCTGTAGCGAGGCAGCAACCCCAAAGACCTCGTCCAAGCTCTCCAGTTTGCCAGAGACTCAGGAAAGTTTGCCATGCCGTTCGGCTTAGCGCGACCAGGCGTTGTCTCGCCTCCGTCTTCGGAGGGCGAGTACGCTGATTGAAATCGCCGAGGTCGAGCGCGAGCAGCCAGCCGTAAAGCGCCGCTACACCGCCGTTGGCCAACTCCCGGCCAATGGCCTTTTGGCGCTCTACCGGCAGCGTTTGCAACGGCCACATCACCAGCATACGACGATCATCATCACTGATAGGCCAAGGCATGATCTCGTTGCTCAGGAAGACCGCATTCATGTGGTTGGCTTCTTCCCATCCATTGATGAACTTAGACTCCATCCGCACGGTCTTGCCAGTGATCATGTGCTTGATCTTACCCACTTGGTTGTAACGCTGGTCGCGGCTGACGACCTCCTCGAATACGGCCCACAGTTTGCGGCTCTGCCAGGCGTTGAAGCTACCTTCCAACTGCGTTTGCCCAACAGTCGCAGAGTACTGGCCGTACAACTGGCCGAAAACATCCGCAAACAGCAGGCTCTTGCCCGATCCCTCCATGATGGAGTGCATTAGCACTGCTGTATCCATCTTGGCCCCCATATTCTGGAGCGGATACGCCAACCACTTCGTCAGCCAGCCCAGCGCTTCCTCGTCATGGTTGCAGAGGAACGAGATCAACCAGCGCAGATTCTCGCAGGCTGCATCATCACGCACCGGCTCCAGAGGCAGCCCTTCGAAGGTGTTGATGTAGATGTTGGGATCCTTGGTCATGGTGGGATCGAACACGATATGGTCGACGTCCACCACGCGGCGATCCTGGCTGTTGAGCCACCACTTGTACTCTTCCCCCATTGCCATTTTCACGGCGCCTTCGGCGATACGGCGTTTCTTCTCTCTGTCCCAAACGTCCTTGGTACCATCGATGTACACGTATCGCTCGATGGGGTCGAGCTTCAGTGCACCGCCTTTCTTGGCTGAGAGACGCCGAGCCTGATCAAGCTCCTGTGCTTGCTCGGGCGCGATCAACTTCTTGTCGGTACGCTCCATCCACTCCTTCGCAAGCGGCTTGCCTATAAGAGCCTCGAAGCCGCCACGCTTCATTGGCTTCGCTTTGTCCATGTCCCAGACGTTTGTGGTCCCCTCGACTAGGGCGAAGCGGCGCATTGCGGTGGCAATGTCCATAGTACTTCCCCCCTCCCCCCCGTTGGCCGCGAAGGCGGCCGCGCCGGGCTCGCTTGTCGTGGGCGTTGCATGGCGGTGCACCTCCTCACTTGTCAGCCCATCCTCAAGGTGGCCAACAGGCTCATTAGCCGATGGGGCTTGGGTAAGCTCTCCAATGGGCGGAGGGGCCGGCGGTCTCGACTTCGCATCCAGCCCTAACATTCGCGCCGCCGCTTTGGTTGCCTCTCGTTGGTTGCCGTCGTGCACAAGGATGCAGTACACATCGAAGGCATCATTCTTGTGACCGTTAGCCAGCGGATCTGAGCTGTGGTGCGAATACAGCTTGCCCTCCGAGATCGTCACACCAGGGTCACCACTGCTGCTGTGAGGGCAGAGCCACTTGCCACCAATGCGCTTGTAGCCGTGCCCCTCAATCAAAGTGGCGATATCGTAGGTTCGGTTGAACTCAGGAATGACTTCAGGCAATGAACTACCTGACGGCGCAGTGGCTGGACGAGGGCGCGGGGTTGGTTGAGAGACCGCCGGAGCCGACTTAATAGCCCACGGGCACACTGCGAGCGCCTGGGGCTTGAGCTGGTCCCAATTTAGCCAGATGTTCAACAGCTCGGCGGGCAGATCAGGAAGGCCGGCGGCAGATGGTGGTATACGCCATGTGTACGGCTGACCGGTGCCTGGGTGAATGGAGGGCGGCAGAACGTCTTGCACAGCGCCACCACGTAACTCGAAAACGGTGATTTTCTTAAAAGGCTCAGCCGCTATCTTAAGAGCCGCCTCGCGTGTCGCGTCACCAGCATCCTTCGCCGCCACCATTTGAGCAGTGAGCGCTTTCAAGATCGAACCATCCGGGTCGGCCTGGTTTGGCCACGCCAAAGAGCGCCGGCTCAGCTCAACCTCATCCGGCACCCGAAACATTACACGGAAACGCGCAGGGTTACCCACAGCGGTTGGGTATGCAGCTGCGAGCGCCTCCAGATCCAGCCCAAAGGCGTCGCGCAAAGCAATACGGGACAGCGCGACATCATCCACATCAAGCGAACAAACACGACTAGGGCCGAGCACAACACCAAGGTTGTGATCGGGATGCTCCAACCAGAACGCCTCCGCAGCGTTTGCATCGGTGATATAGCCCTCAGGGGTATTCCAAGCCTTACCTTTTGGGCCTTTTTCGCCCGGTTCAATGGGCACCAGGGCGAGGCCAAAGGTTTCGATGTAACGGCGCGCCCATCCGGCCGTAGTTGCTACTGGGCGCTCACTCATCGACGGCGCTCCCGCAGCTCCTGGCAGTCGACGCAGGTATCGCAGCCCTCGACGGTCTGCTGTCGAGCCAACGGAATCGGCTCGCCGCAGTCGTCGCAAAACTGTGCGCTCGGCTTGCCAGGCAGACGCGCAAGGCGCTGCAACGACAGCTGGAGAAAGTACTCGACCTGATCATTCGCGAAATCGACTGCATCAGCCATTGACCTGGTCCTCCATAGCCTGACGCGCACCTGACGTAATCGCCAGTACCTGGCGGATAACATCCAGGCCACACGCCTCAAGCTTCTGCACTTCGTGCAGCTCCCACACGTTGTCAGCAGCACCTTCGTGCATGCTGCTCACGAACTCAGCAGCTTCCTTCAGCAAAAGGCCAACCGCTTTCAACTGCTCGTTGGTTGCAGGGATCGGGCACGGTCGGTACCAAACTACGCCGGCCGCACGCCCCAAAGCGTCGAGGACACGCCGGTCTGCGGTCCACTGCAGCACCTCTTCCAGCTCGTCCGGGGTGAGCCAGCGGCGCTCTTCGTCGTGCTTAAGCTTTTTCTGGAGAGCGTCGAGATCCATACCCATCTCAAACGCCAGGCGGGTGATCCCACCCTTGTAATCGCGACCGGCGCGGTAGAGCGCCTGCTTGAGGGATAGTGCCGGCCCTACTCCCGGCAGAGTGTCGATACGACTCATAAACCGTTAAACCTCGATTAACGGTGTAGTCACAGAGGTAAGTACGCCCTATCCTGTGAATACAACCGGTGTGCTGTGCTTTGCGTGCTGTGCGGGCATTTCACGCGGTTCTAGTCATCCGGCGAATCTTGTGGTGAGAGGCAACCGGATGGCGGGTACAACGGCGCTCTGCGCCGTGCTTGCTGAGCTAGGAATTCTTGTGGTGAGAGGCCCTAGCTCAGCAGTCCTTACTTAGGCTGCTTTTCAGCGACCTTTTTTTGCTCTTCATAGAACTGCTCAATAGCCTTGCCGATCTCATAGCGGACGGCCGCGCCTTTGGTTGCTCGATAGATCGTTGGCTGTGTGACGCCAACTCGATCTGCGATCGCACGCTGCGAAAACCCCAGATCAGTCAGTTTTTGAAGCATCTCTTGAATGGTCATTGCACCCACCGATGCGTTATCGAATTGGCATGATAATACCCAAACGAATTGATGCGAGCAATACAATTCCGATACGCAAACGAATCAGAGCATAGGCCGTGATAGGAAAGCGCGTAGCACAGCGAATGCATGAACTGCAGTGGTCTGAAGGGGAATTGGGAAGACGGTCAGGGGTACCGCAGCCGACCATCCACCGAATCCTCACCGGCACCTCTGCAAGCCCACGCCAGGCGAACGTCGAAAAGCTGGCGAAAGCCTTGGGCGTCACCAGCGAGTGGCTTTGGAAAGGAGGGGAAGCGCCTGAACTAGTTATCGGCCCCAACTCCAACATCGAACCAGGACCACGTATTCGCGGATTTGTACCGCTGATCTCATGGGTACAGGCGGGAACGTGGTGTGAAATGCAGGATGTCCTCGAACTGCAGGATGTAGAAAATTGGTTGCCTTGCGCTGTATCTCATAGCAACGCGACGTTCGCCCTGAGAGTCCGAGGCTTATCAATGTTCAACCCACATGAGCGGCGCTCGTTCATGGACGGCGACATCATCTTTGTCGACCCGAACAAGGATTATGAGAACGGCTCTCTGGTAATCGCCAAGCTCGCAGACAGCAAGGAAGCCACGTTTAAGCAGTTGGTACTGGAGGGGGAGCGCAGATTTCTCAAGCCATTGAACCCATCTTGGCCTGACCCAATTATTGAGCTGCCCGAAGACGCTTCGATCTGTGGTGTAGTGGTTTCCAAGCTGGAAATCTTCTGACCACACCGCCCATACGGTCAATACGAATTAGTATTGACCGTATAAATTCGTTTAAGTATTGTCTGGACCTCTACCCTCTCACCACCGAGGTCCAGATATGCCAACTGCACAGCACAGGAACGGGTGCAAGATCTACTTGCACCCCACCACCTGCACCCACCCCGCCATCGTTGAAGCGTTTCAACGCTCGACCGGTCTGCAAGTGATCGTCTCCCCTGGGGGCAACGTCCGCGCTGTCCCTAACGGGGGTGCGGTATGAACGAATTCACTATCAATCTACGCCGCGTGATGCTGCTGGAGCGCACGCTGGAGAATGGCGGGAACACCACCTGCCCGCTACGGCGTCCCGAAACAACTGTCGACGCTCACATTCAGGTGGAGAACGACAGCCGCGATCACCACCTGCAAGTGCGGTTCGGCCCCTATACGGGCTCGATAACCCTGCGCCGTGGTGACTCCACTAAGTACATGTCCCTGCGCGATTTCCTGCAGGACGTAGCCAATGGCCGAACAGAGTCGGGCTTACAGACCCAACGCGCTATCGCCTTGATGGAAGCGCTGGACTGCGTGAGCGATGTTCTCCCGGAAGGCCTACGCGCCTTCATCACCCCCACCACCGACCAAGAGCAACCGTTTGGGACCGTTGTCACCAACGACCAAGGCGAGATTCGCGCGACGGCGTACGGCAGCTGTAAGCACACGCTTGCCGAAGCGGTGCGCGCCAAGCTCGGCCGACTCCCAGTGAGTCACGGGGAGCACCCATGACCGACACGCTTCGCCAATTGCGCAATGAGTGGACAACACCCTGCCCGACACTGACTGCCGTGCGAGAGCGCTACTTCCCGCACATAAAGACAGATCGCCGGTTCAAGGAGTTGATCAACGCCGGAAAGATTGGGCTGAAGCCTACAAAGCTGCATCACTCAGCCCGAGCGCAGTACGTGATCTACCTGCACGAACTCGCCGACTACCTAGACACCCAAGCGAATAAGACGGCGTAACAGAGGCGGCCCCGGCCATCAGGGGCAACGCTTCAGCACCAGGCCACCACCACACTTCCGGCCGGTGCTGGACACTTCGGAGCACAGCACATGCAACCGCATCAACAAGTACTCGCCCTAGGTATCCTGTGGCTGGCTACCCTGATTGTTCTGCCCTTACTGTTTGCGAAAGCTCGCCATCGCGCCTTCAACCGAGGCCTGGACACCGGCAAACAGCGCCTGAAAGCCGATCTGAAATTGCAGATCAAAGGCCTTCAAGACGACCTGGACAAAGCCCAAGTTCAGACCGAAGCGGACCATCGCAGGCATCACCTTGCTGTCGCACAACTAAAAGGCAGCATCCGCGAGCTGGAAGCCCGGATCATGTCTTACACCGGGTTAGCAGTGGCCAGAACAGATTACGAGCTGCTTATCAGCGCCATCGAAACATTGAATCTGACTGAGCGGACGCTAATCGCAATGAAGGCAACTCAGCAGGCATCACGCGCGAGCTTGCAAGCCACCCAACTGGGAGGCCTGGCTAAACGGATTCACACCCAATTGCGCGAAACCCCTGCCGGTGCCACAAGCGCGGAGGAGGCAGCATGAGCCAGCACGACGATCCCGCACCGACCGCGACCCCCAACGCAGCCGCTTGGCTCGGCCAGGCCGGGCTGTATCGAACTCGGTTTGAGGCCGTGCGCAACTTCGAGCAGTCCATAGCGCCAGTTAGCGCCGACGAGTTGTTTAACCTTGCCAGCAAGCAGGTGCTAACCCAGCTCAGTGAGGGTAGGCAATCCGCTCGGCCCAGCAACGCAGAGACGAATTCGCTGGAACAGGAGGGCCATGCGTGAACACAGCCTTTCTTTTGATGGCGCAGTACAACGGCACGGCGATTATCTCGCTCGAACAGGTATGCGCTGACTACTTCACGCACCTAACGCCGCTTGTATTCCAACGCAAGGTGCTGGCCGGAGAGATCAAGCTACCGATCACCCGGCTTGAACCGAGCCAGAAGAGCGCCCGAGGCATACACATTGCTGATCTGGCTCTCTACCTGGACCAGCAGCGGGATGCTGCGCGAAAAGAGTGTGCGCAATTGAATAAGAGGTGACGGGTACGCTGATACGGAGATTTCACCCCACTTGATCAGTGTCAACCGGCCGCACGGAACATCTGGCTGCATCCGACTCTTCACCCATTCGAATACGGCTTAGCTACCTTGCGTCGATGGCCGCCTGCGATGGCGGCTATCGACCCGCCCCCTAAATCGGCTGGATCAGAACGGCTGAAAATGCCCAAATCCATTATGTGATAGTGACCGCTTTCGACCCAGAGCGGACGTTCATACCCTTACAAGAAACGCAGCAACGGCGTCGGTTTACATCCCGCAGCGAGAGCGGCAACCTCTTTCAATCATCAGACAGGACGTTACCGTGCCGCTTATACCTACGTAGTTTGGATATGCTGGCCAGATAACGCTTTATTTTTTTGTCTGCCAAACAATGACTATTACAAATCGGATAGCCTGGCTATCATTTTGTAAGCGTCTTCACGAGCAATGGGGATTACTGACCGATGAAGAATGACCCCTTCAATCAGAGCATCTAGCGCGACTGCTGACAAGGGGGAGAAAAAGAGTTCGAGTGATCCTCTGATTTCAAGCATCCAGTCTTTCATAACATTCTTCATCACAGAGTTACGACCCGCGAAAATATAGAGCTCGCAAGTCAGCTGGATCGTTCTAGTGCCGAATGTGAATCTTTCAAAGATAACATCCACGATCGCATTGCAAGCGTCTTCTTTAGTCTTTGCTTTTCGAATTGCTGCTGCAAATCGAGTAGATACGCATTGAGCCAACAGCTGGAATGCCTCCAGCAGCAGCTCCTGCATGCTCGGGAAGTAGTGTGTAAGTGAACCGAGAGGCACGCCCGACAGTTCGGAAATCTTTCGGTACGTTGTGCATACAACCCCGTGCAGTTCGATGCAGTCTAGGGTTGCCTTGAGGATATTCTCCCTACGATGAGGGTCTTGCTGCCAAGTCTTCCGTTTCTCGTTCGTCATGCATGCTCCTATCTCTGCCAGCTGACATTAGCATAGGGCAAGAAACCGTACAACCGTACGATTTCATTGACCTCGATCAGCGCTCGCAGTAGGATAGAAATCGTACACCTGTACGGTTTCTTGCGCTGGGCAAGAGCCCGAAACAAATAGCTAGTGGGTCAGGAAATTTTTTGGATGAACACATTGACCAGTGTTATTGATGAGTGTTTGTATGACGAGAAGTTCGACGAATCGATTATTGGCTTGAGGAAGTAGACGAAGACACTTTACAGTCAGTTCAACGCCACAACGCCCTATGAAGACCTTCTCTGATCACAACTCATCAATGCTATTTTTTATGGCTGCGCGCTGAACGGTATGGGCTAAGATGTCGGCGAAAAATTCGGCTATTCACCTGGTGTCCTTACTAGCTAGCTCTACATGGGAAAGGCTCTAGCTTTCTAGGTCGCACGCGCCAGCAAAAATTTTATTACCGGTCTGAACCATAAGTTACGGGCTTAGTGTCCGCTTGCCAACTACAGGCTTTATTAGATGAATAGTACGGAACGAACTTTTTTTACCTCTAATACGCTTTCCGCCTCCAGATATGCTTTCTTCCTAGCGGGATCTTGTATGGGCGCATGGGCACCTTTGGTTCCATTTGCTAAGGAAAGGGCGCAGATAGGTGAGGCGGCACTAGGTCTGCTCCTCTTGGGCCTTGGTACCGGATCAATGTGCATGATGCCGTTTGTGGCCAGTTTAGCGAATCGAATTGGCTGCAGGACAACTGTCTATCTTGCAAGCGCTGTTACCGCTGTTGCCCTTGTTGGTCTGGCAACTGCCACTTCATATTGGGCACTCTTGTCTTTTTTGTTTATTTTTGGGGCCGCCATCGGTACAGCCGATGTAAACATGAATCTTCAAGGCTCGCTTGTCGAGCGTCACCACGGCAAGCAGATGATGTCTGGCTTTCATGGCCTGGCCAGCGTCGGCAACATTTTCGGCGCCGGTACGGTAAGCCTCCTGCTCTGGTTAGGCCTCAATCCTGTACAGTCAATACTTACATTAGCTCTTGGATTAGGCGTGGTGCTCTTATCTCTTGGTCGTCACATGCTCCCGTTCGCGGAGCTAGAGGGAGCGCCGGCTAAGATGAAGCCAACCAGGCTAGTGTTGTTACTGGCGGGGCTGTGCTTCATCGCTTTTCTGGTTGAAGGTTCTATGCTCGACTGGAGTGCTGTCTATTTGACTTCAAACCGGGACGTGGATTCTGATATTGCGGGCATCGGGTATGCCGCTTTTTCGGTGACCATGGCAGTAGGGAGGCTGTCAGGTGATTGGATCGTCAGCAGGGTAGGGTCGCGAACAGTGCTACTGATAGGAAGTTTGTTGGCTATGGGCGGCATGGCGTTGGCGGTGGGTATCGACCACTGGATTGTTTCGGTTTGGGGGTTCGTGCTCGTCGGATTAGGAATCTCGAATCTCGTTCCGATATTTTGCTCCACGGCCGGGCATCAGACTGTAATGCCCGTGGCTCAAGCGCTGGCGATAGTCAATGCGATCGGCTACCTAGGCATACTGATGGGGCCGGCTGCGATTGGATTGATCGCTCATGCGACGTCCCTAAGCTTCTCTTTGCTCTTCACCTCAGCGTTACTGATCCTCGTCCTCTGCGGCGCTAAGATCGCATCAGACAAAGAGCATTGAGTCTGGCAGGTAATGGCCGTCTCGGGGGCACAGGTGCCGATCACTTTTATTTTTGCTGGAAACGAACCTGTTGCCGCGCTGGAGGAGTGGAGATTCTCTCGCCCTGCGCCTTTCGCACAAAGCTCCATAAGCGCCAAATGTATTGTCCGCAAAGAATGAGGCAATGCTGGCCGCTGTGAGTGGCCGCTATGGGTCGAAAGCGGCCACTCCTGCCAGCCGGATCGACTCAAAGCGCTGCTACGCGCAGGGCTAATCACCGCCGTTCCGTGTACCCCAACAAACTACTCAACCCGGGCGCCTAGGGCGACTGGGGCCTGGATAATCCGCTCTAACCAACTCCACTCCATATATCGATCACCACGCCCCCTCAGATGGGTGTAACGCCGCAGCGAGTTCCAGTCCCGATGACCGGAAACACTCGACACCCTCGGGATATCCCAATCCATTTCGAACAACCGGCTCACACCTTCATGGCGCAGATCGTGAAAATGCAGGTCCTCCACGCCAACCATCTTGCACGCTCTGGACCAGGCCGTGCCGATTGAGTCGGTGTTGTAAGGGAAGATCTCAGCGCACTGACGCGGCATGCTTTGCACAATCGCCCACGCCTCATCCGGCAGATGGCACCACACATCGTTACCGATCTTCTGCCCGGGGTTCTTCATGTCCCGCACTTTCACCGCCTGGCGGTGCTCATCCAGATCCTCCCACATGATGCGAGCGATCTCGTCCATACGGCGCGTGGAAAAGATGGCAAACGCAACCACCTTCGGCATGTGAATGACTGTCGGACGCCGTGCAAGCATCTCGAAGAAATGCTCAAGCACCTTGTCGAGTTCTTCAAGCGTTGGCCGGCGATCCCGCTCCCGGCTCTTCATGTTGTAGCCGAGGCGTTTCAGGACAAGGCGTGCGTCGGGCATAGCTTGGGGGTTGATCTCGTACTCCCACGCCGCCCTGGCAAGCGACAACACTGAACCCAGGTGAGCCAGATCATTGCCGGCTGTCTGCGGTTTGATACCACCGCCTGCGGGGCTCATACGCCATAGGGCATAGTCCACCAGCACCTGCTGGCTGATGTCGGAGTCGACCATCTCACCCAGGTAGCTGTTCTTGATGGCGTTTAAAGTACGTCGCTTGCTCTCGCCCAGAGGCCGAGCTTTCTCTGCCTCTACAAGGTAACGGTCAATCATCTGTTTGACCGTGTGCCCTACCCGGTTGGCGCGCTCGATAGCACCAGGCTCAGACAACTCAGTTTCCCGTCGCTTCGCCCAGGCCACTGCAGCCTGTTTGCGGGCGAACGTTTGGCTCTCTTGGTAGACTGTCACCTTGTCGCGATTAATGCGGATCTGGACGAGGTAGCTAGTGCTGCCATCGGCCTTTTTACGCGTTCTGATCGTTGCCATCTGAGATTGGTACACGTCGTCTGTCGATTGGTACAT